CATTCGTATGATTGATATTAGTATTTTTGGTTAGGCAAATTTGCCGGACCACATTTAGGATTGATATACATGGCATCCAAACCTAAAATCAAAAAGTCAAACGTCGACCGTGGCGTAGTCGTATCGGAATATACGTCGGTCCCATGGATGGTCACTCCTGGAGCTTACTTGGCTGGCAGAGCGGCGCTTGATGAGGCCGACGCGCTTGAAGTTGAGTTTGAGTTGAAGTGGGGCAGGGATCGGCTTCGGCTTCTTGTCGATACGGCTCTCAGAGAGAAGTTTGACCGGCAGCGCTACCTCACCAGCCAAGCACGGTGGACAGGCACGCTGGAGGACGTCCAACGCGAAGGTAAGCGTATGGCAGCGGCGTGGAAGGCGTTAGACAAGGCGGCGACAGCGGCAGGCGCTAAAGTCCTCGACCCTTCCATTTGGGAGGTGACGCTTGAGGATGGCACAGTCGCCACACTTGTCCGCGAACCACAACTAGCCAACCGCGTTCTGGCAGACGGCAGAAGAATTAACGTCTACACGCTGGAAGAAATAGCCAATATGATTTCGGCCTTTCCAGAAGTCGTGAAGGCAAAAAGAGAGTTTGCAGGGGCAACTGTAACGCGGACAAAGTCTAGCGTAATTGACCCTCTTGATATGCCTACAGGCGGAAAAAACTCAGAAGGAATATTTGATGCTACTGCTCCTATAGATGGACCACCTGAAGGCTTTGACTGGGAAAAGGGTGATGATATACCGTTTTGATATACAAACTGATGGAGATCGATATGAAAGTGAAAGACTCTTACCTCTACGTAGCCGTTTCAATAGATAAGATCCTAAAGAAGAAAATGGCGGAATTGTATGACGCAGAGTTTGAAGGTGACGCCAAAAAGGTTGAAGATTTAAACGAGGAAATAAAAAAGTATAAGACCATGTGGTCTGTTGGCGAACGATATGAAACGAACTTTTAAGGAGTGAAACATGGCAGAGGAAGAGATTATACCGCAGGTCGAAAAGATTTACGACTTTTTACCTAATCAAGATATTGGCGTTGCTGACATAGCGGCAATTTGGACAGCGGCTCAACTGGCGGTCGGTGAAGCCATTTATGAAAAACTGCCAGACAAAACAAAAGTTCACTTCTCAGAGCGCAAATAAAAATAAGGGGGCACTTAGCCCCCTTTTTAGTCTATCAGTTCACGTAATTCGTTTTCTACTTTTGGCAACAGCCACCCTTGATCAATTACTCCTTCGTCCATGCCAATCATAAAAATGGATACAAGGCGAGGGATAGGGTAAGCGCCAGTAAGCCAGCTTCTAACCTGGCGATCCGTCACGCCCACAATCGTTGCTAAGTCCGAGTTGCTGAGATTTTGATTGACCATAATGCTTTTCAAATACTTGGGCGTCATAGCCTAATCCTCGTGAGATAAGATATTGAACAACGTCTTGCTCGGTCCAATTGTAATTTGGAACGTCGTAAGGTCGGTTGGTTAAAACACAGAACACGCGCCACAATGTAGGGTTGTGCTCATAGCAAGGTTCAAGCGTGGCAAGTATGTATGTCATATCAATCCTCCAGATAATCAGGTGCGTTATACTCTTCGCCAATTTTAGTTAAGATGTGGTCTTCGTAGTCTTTTATTAAACGTTCCTCAATGAGATCCCAAAGAGGGTTAGCGCCATCAAGATTAAGCTTCGACCCTTTTGGCGTCTCATGGTCAATCAGAATGGCCTTGATGCTATATGAGAAGCCGTCTTGGTATCCTGAGTAGGCGTCACCACCGTCATAATACCAATCTATCTCGGCTTCGCCATGAACGAACAGGCAGTATTCTGGATAAGGTTGCAGCTCTTCAAAAGAATACATGATGCTGCCGCTATCTGATCTACGTCTACGCATGTCAATCTCCATTAGAAGGGGAATAAAACGAAAGTTATTGCAGCAAAAATCAAAGCTCCAATCAAAGGTGGACGGTCATCAGAGTCAGATCCGAAGTAGCTGGCCATAATGATAAGAGCTGCGGAAAGCCCAAGAATGTGCATATCGATCTCCTGTTTATTTAATGTTAAATTGCATGACGAACCAAACGACGAATATACCAAACCATAACGGCCAGAGATAAACTGCGGCGCAAATGAATAAGGCGAGAGCTGTTTCCATGATCATCATCCAATGTGAGAGAAGTGAGGGGAAGTATCCCCTCAAGCTGCTACAGCTGTTTTAGAAGAAAGTTTAACGCGGATGGTCGTAACCAAAGACGTTGAGCTGCAAGCTGTGATCTGAGCTGGCGTCAGGAGCTCCTTGACCTTTTTGTTGTCAAGAGTTGAGCGCTCTGACAAGCCGATGGTGACGGTGAAGTTTGTGCCAACGATCTCTTCTACGCCTGTGGCTTTGATCTCAGCTTTTACTTCGTCAAGCTTCTTGGCCCATGCGTCAGCTTCTGCTTTGATCTGGGCGTAACGGTCAGCGAGGTTGTTGAAGTTAGACATTGTGAATCTCCGTTTCAATCTCAATTCGATGAGTGGAAGATACTTCCACGAATAGAGGTTGTCAAGCACAAAAAGGAAAAAATTTCCAAAATAATTTAAAATAATTTGTTTACAGATAAGATGTTGACAACAGCCAATGGTTTATAAGATATTGCGTCGTTGCCGTTGGCAGCTTAAATATCGATATTGAAATGGAAGGATCAGATATGACGAACAACCAGTTGCAAGCCATTGTCAGTCGCATAGAAAGCCTTGAAGAAGAAAAGGCCAATATTGCGGAAGACATCAAAAGCATCTACGCAGAGGCTAAAGGAAATGGCTTTGACACCAAGATCATTAAAAAGATTATCTCGCTACGCAAGCAAGATGCGACTAAGCGCGCTGAAGAACAGGCTCTCATTGCCACTTATATGGACGCTCTGGGGATGCTGGCAGACCTACCCTTGGGGAAGGCGGCGTTGGCTTCTGCGAAAGCTCCGAGAGCAGCGGCTGCGTCATCTTACGAAAACTTAGACGACGATTCCGATTTTATCTGATTTAACTAAAAGACTGGGATGTGTTATCATGTCCCAGTTTTCACAGTGTGGTTTGATATGAGCGAAGAGGTCAAACAAAAACGCCCAGTTGGAAGGCCGAGCAAATATGATCCGGCCTTTTGTGATGCCGTTTTGGAAATGGCCGCTGACGGAAAAGGTTGGGCTCATTACGCTTCAAAGTTCGGAATTGATCGTCCTACGCTTTACGATTGGGCCGCAAAACACGAAGAATTTTCGACAGCTTTAACGCGTGCGAAGGTTTTGGAGCAGGAATGGTGGGAAGAACAAGCCCGTTCCAACCTGAAATCAAAAGAGTTTAACGCTAATCTTTGGATCAAATCTGCGTCTGCTCGTTTCCGCGATGACTACACAGAACGCAAGGAAACGCAGCTTACTGGCGCTAATGGCGGCGCGATCCAGGTTGAGACGACAAAAAAGCTTAACATAAATGAGTTAGACCCAGAGCAGCGTGATGTGTTGAAGCAAGCGTTACTGGCTGCGAAGGGTGCAAAAAAATGAGTGATGAAGGTGAGTCTGTCGAACTAACGTCTGAACAACTTCAGTCGATAGTTCAACTGACGAACCAAATCATTTATCTCATTAGCGATGCCCAGGATGGCGTTATCGTTTTGAGGTCATTGTCTTCAGCGCTTACGTTTGTAATTTGCAACGGGCCTGAAACGCATGAGGAGGCGGAGAACGCTTTCGACTTTTTCGTTGCGTCAGTTGACGAAGCAATGGGTCAGGCCGACTTATATGGAATGGCGCGATGGTAACGGGGAACGGCACATTAAATCTTGATTACGTCATTGAAACCGTTCGCAGAGAAGAGCGTGAACGTGCGGCTGATATCATAAGAGGTTGGGAAATCTATTCGCCTTATATCGTTGGCAAAATGAAAATCGACGATAGGAAGCGTGCAATCATTGCCGCGATCAGAGGTGAAGAAGAGGACTATTATTCAGGTGCGTAATGGGCGAAGTTATTTATATTGATGGCGATCTTTATGACGTAGATGAAGAGCTCCTGGACATATCAAGATTAGAATGCAAAGAAAGCCTCAGTGAGTTTGTCCGCCAAGCGTGGCATGTTATTGAGCCTGGATCAGAATATATCCACAACTGGCACATCGATTTTATCGCAGAGCACCTTCAAGCCATAACAGATGAAGTCGAGCTTGATGATGGCTCGCCTTACAATCGTTTAGCTATCGCCATTGTGCCAGGCGCGATGAAATCGCTTATGGTCAATGTGTTCTGGCCCAGTTGGGAACTTGGACCAATGGGCATGTCTCACATGAGATACATTTGCGTATCGCATAGCCAAGAGCTGGCGATCCGCGACGGTCTCAAGATGCGCCGCCTCATCGAATCTGATTGGTATCAGGAGCGTTGGGGCAAAACCGTTAAGATCGCCAAAGATCAAAACCAGAAACAGAAATTCGAATTTGAAGGCGGAGGCTTTCGCCAATGCTGCGCTGCCGGTTCAATAACAGGCGCAAGAGCTGATCGCGTCATCGTCGACGATATGCTGTCAGTTCAAGATGCAACATCTAAGCAGATCATGGAAAGCACGACGCAACAATTCTTTGAAGCTATCCCAACGCGTCTCGTTAATCCTAAGAAGTCTGCCATCGTCGTGATCCAGCAAAGGCTCGCAGAGAACGATATCATTGGCTCAATCAAAGAACGCGGTCTGCCTTACGATCACATCATGCTTCCTATGCGTTATGAGTCTGCTAGGGCAGAAGCCACGATGCTTGGCATGGAAGACCCACGCAGCGAGGAAGGCGAGCTCTTATTCCCTGATCGCTTTCCAATTGACGTTGTTGAGCGCGACGAAGCAATCATGGGAAGATGGGCGACAGCTGCTCAGTTCCAGCAGAATCCAATTCCACGCGGCGGCGGTGTCATTCAAGCCGAATGGTGGCGTGAGTTTGAAGGATCAAGCTATCCGCCATTTTCATACGTCATTGCAGCCGTCGACGGTGCGTTCACTGTCAAGCAGGAGAACGATCCCAGCGCCATGACCGTCTGGGGCGTATGGGATGGCGGCGATCAGATGGCGCTGCCTACCAGATCGATAAACACAAAAGGCGAGATCATCTACGACAAGGAGCGCGTCTACCAAGTTGGCAAGAACAGCGTCATGCTCATCTACGCCTGGGCGGAGCGCTTGGAGTTCCATGAGCTCGTTGAGCGTGTCAGAGATACGATGCTGACTTACAGCGTCGACAAACTGCTGGTCGAGAACAAAGCCAATGGCTACTCCATAGCGCAAGAGATGCGACGTCTATACGGCCATGAAGACTTTGGCGTTCAGCTGATCGACCCGAAAGGTCTTGACAAGCTTGCGCGCCTTTACGCCGTCCAGCATCTGTTCACTGACGGTCTGATCTACGCGCCAGATACGCAATTTGCGCGAATGGTCATTAACGAAGTTTCTACATTTCCAAAAGGTCGCCATGATGATTTGACCGATACGACGTCTATGGCCTTGACCTATTTGCGTCAGGCTGGCTTATTGACAAGACAGGCTGAACACGTTGCACAGATGGACCGCGAGATGGAGCACTCTGGCCATCCCGCAGATCCTCTTTATCCAGTTTAATCAAGGAACAGTAAGATGATTTACGCTAACGCCGTCGTTGACGTTATTGATAAACCGCCAGCGCATGGTCAGGGGCTTGGCAAGTTCCGCGTGGAGGTCTGGGGGCGCGCCCCACACGACTTCGTTCGCATATATGATATTCGCGCAAAATCTGATAATGTGGCTGCTCGGGAAGGGCTCGACCGTTTCGTTGAAGAAATTGGAAAGCTCGTCGGAGATGTTCAAGGAATTTAATTATGCCAATTACGCCAGGGCTCAATCCAAACATTCGTCAGGAACAGGAAGAGCCCCAAGGGCTTGGCGCTGCCAGTGACCTTCTTGTCGAGATCGTAGAGGATGGCGATAAGCCAGAGACAGATGACAAAGGAAACATTCTTCGCCTGGATCATGGCGACGGTAGCGTTACTGTTTCACTTGATGGACGTCCTGTTGAGGGTGCCGAGGCCGAGTATAACAAAGAGTTCTTTTCTAATCTCGTTGACGATATTGATAGCTTTGAGCTTTCTCGTATTTCTGAAGAGCTGCTCAGAGGAGTTCGGGACGACCTCGACAGCCGTAACGACTGGATTGAAGATAGAGCACAAGGCATCAAGCTCCTTGGCTTAAAGGTTGAGATCCCAGGTCTTCAAGGCGCGTCTGACGGAGCGCCAGTTGATGGCATGAGCCGCGTCCGCCATCCGCTATTGCTTGAGGCCGTTCTTCGGTTCCAAGCCAATGCTCGTTCCGAGATGCTTCCGACGGATGGTCCTGTCAAAGTCAGGAACGACGATTACCTTGCGACAGTGCAAGAGGACGGACTGGCCGATGCGCTCGAAAAAGATCTCAACCACTATCTCACGGCCATTGCGAAAGAATACTATCCTGATACTGACCGAATGCTGTTTATGCTGGGCTTCGGCGGGACCGCATTCAAGAAAGTATACTTTTGTCCACTCAGAGGCAGGCCGGTCTCTGAAACAGTTGATGCGGACGACCTCATCGTCAACAACGCAGCAACGACGTTAACAGACGCAAAGCGTATCACGCATCGCGTTTACATGCGTCCGTCAACTGTAAGAAGGTTGCAGATTCTTGGCGTTTACCGAGACATTGATCTCATGACGCCAAGCATGGAGAACCCTGACGCGGTTCAGCGTGAGAAGGCCAGCCAGCAAGGTATATCAGTTGATTCAAAAGATCCTGAAGATCGTGACCGCGAGATTTATGAGATCTATTGCGAGTTAGATATTCGCGGCTTTGAACATAAATATAAAGGAAAAGAAACAGGATTAGAGATTCCCTATCGCGTCACAATTGATGTATCATCGCGTGAGATACTGTCCATTGTTCGTAACTATAACGAACCCACGGGCGAAGAGGGCGATGAACTTCCTGAAGCACGCATTAACATCGTCAAGTATTCTTTTGTCCCTGGCATGGGCTTTTACGACATTGGTCTGCTGCATATTCTTGGCAACACTACAAATGCGGTGACAGCTGCATGGCGCGAAATGCTGGACGCGGGAATGTATGCAAACTTCCCCGGCTTCCTAATGGCAGACACAGGCGCTCGCCAAAACACGAACATATTTCGCGTGCCACCTGGTGGGGGCGCGTTGGTGAAAACGGGTGGAATGCCAATCAACCAAGCGATCATGCCTTTGCCCTACAAGGAGCCTGGGCAGGCGATGATGAACTTGGTTCAGAACATGGTGGAGACGGGCCAGAGAGTTGGGTCGACAAGCGAGTTGCAGGTTGGCGAGGGCCGATCTGACGCGCCAGTTGGCACAACGCTAGCAATGATTGATCAAGCCACAAAAATCATCAACAGCGTTCACAAAAGACTTCATGCGTCACAGGCGGAAGAGTTTCAGCTATTGGCGCAATGCTTCCGCGAACATCCTGAAAGCTTCTTTAAAAAGCGCAAAGGGCCGTCGCTGCAATGGAACGCGCAGCTATTCCTGCAAGCCTTGGATAATCATGAGATTGTCCCGCAGGCAGACCCAAACACCGCAAGCCATACGCAGCGCTTGATGAAAGTCATGGCGCTGAAGCAGTTGCAGGCGACAAATCCTGCTATGTTTGACGCGACAAAGATTGACATGGAGGCTATGCGCGCAATTGGTTGGTCTAACCCAGAACAGTTCATGGCGACCAACCAAGGTCCGCCGCCACCTCCGCCAGAAGTTATGGCAAAGATGGAAGAGCTGAAGATCAAGAAGCAAGACGCCGACACAAAGACAATGCTGGCTCAAGCTCAGATCCAGAAAGATATGCAGGGCCAGCAGGGCGTTCCGCTTGACCAGAATAAGTTGATTGACTTGCAGCTTAAGCAGCAAGACATGAAGCAAAAGCAGCTGGACGCGCAGATTAAGCAAATGGACATTGCGGCTAAGATGCGTGAGTCCATGATGCAGATGCAGACTGAACGTGCAGATACGCAAGTTCGTTTGCATGAGGCAGAGTTGAAGAATCAAGACGATCGGTTTGAAGCCGCCAACCGTCAGCGTGATCGTGAAAGCGCTGAGAGGATTGCAGCGGTGAAGCTGGCGCAGGACGTCATGCGCACACCTGGCGCGGATAAGGTTGTAGAGAAGTTGTTGCCGCAAGATATGCTTAAGCGCCTTCAGTCTGACGAGCCGCCGATTGAGGATCAATAATGGCTAAGATCAAAGTCGATTATCCTCTCAAAAAGTCAAAGTCGTTAGACAAAGCTTTGGAGCCTGGCAACAAGACCGGCTTTGTTACGGTGATGAGCCCGACGGATTTTCTGAAGCACGCTAAGAGGCTAAAAGAAACAAAAGAAGACAAACTCCTTATTTCCTCATTTAAGGAGGGGATGAAGGATGGCAAAAAGTTCAAAGCTCTTAAACTTCTTGATCATAACCTCGCTGATGGTCGCCACCGTGCTACTGCTGCTGAAGAGCTTGGGATCAAGAAGATACCGGTAATTGATTATCGTGAGAGCGACCTAGCCAAAGAACCAGATGGGATTCATGCCGTGAGCAAGAAGTCAAACAGAGTTGGCAAAGCAACAGGCGGCGCAATGAATTTACCATTAGGCAGCGACGACCCAAATGATGCTTTCCGTCGACTGATTACCTGGAGCTTTGCAACTGCGCCTCTGTTTCACAGGGCTGCGGGCGGAGGTGTTCAAGGCGATGTTCAGTTTGCGCCTGAAGATGAAACGTCACGCCTTCCGACGTTTACGCAACCAGAAGCACAGGCTGTGTCACGGGCTCTTGATGTGGCTAATGCCGTTCCTAAAAAAGAATACAAGCCATTTGGCGTATTGCCATTTCGTGAAGATGAATCAGGTATTCACTTTGACCCACATGCCGGTGTGCTGGGAAAGATCATAGGCGGCGTAACCGCGCCAGGAGATGTAGTTACTGGCAAACTTGATCCTATGTCTGACGAGGGAATTAATAGAATTGTTGATTTAGCAGGAGTGGCTGGCGGAGGTGGCACCGCGTTTAATGAAGCACCTGCTGGTTCTATTGGTATGTTTATTGGCAGAAACGCAAAAACAGCAGATTTGGATGCCCTTAGAGAAGCTCAAAAAATGGCTCTGAGCCGAGAAGGGCGTGACGCCATTTGGGATAAAACAGGTTGGTATGAAGGAAGGGACAAGAATTGGCGCAGTGAAATATCAGATCATCGTTCTGATTTTCATCCTGAAGTTTTTGACAAACTAATGGATAAGGGAATTGTTTATGGGAAGATGGGGGATATTTATAATCACCCGGATTTATATAAAGCCTATCCCCATCTTGCCGATCTTGGCGTAGTTGTCGAGCATGGAGCATGGCATAACCCAAGCGGTTTATATGAACAATACAAACAAATACCGGGAATTGAGGTAAAGAGTAACCAAATTGAAGGTCCTAATGGATTGCGTTCTATATTATTGCATGAATTGCAACATGCAGTTCAGCATCACGAAGCACATGCCCCCGGCGGAAGCCCTGCGCATTTTACTCAGCAAAAGGAAGCTGAAGCAGCTCATAGTGCATTAACTTTAAGAAAAGAAATGGATCAGGTAGCAAAAGAAAATCCTGATTTAGCAGGAAAGCACCAAGAATTATTGTCACGTGTATTTGATGACTATGCCAATATGGGTGCGGCTGATTGGTTCCCTAATTCAATGGCTCAAAAAATGTCCATTGATTATGAAAATAATCCAACTAAAATTTTGGAAGATTTAACTAAAATATATGGCACAAACAGACAAACATCTGCTTTCACTCCAATGGAAATGTATAAAAAGATTTTAGGCGAAGTTGAATCCAGAAATACTCAAAAACGTATGGACATGCTTGATTTAGCTAGGCAAATTCATCGTCCTTGGAAAACTCAGAGTGTTCCTGATGAGGAGCAATTGGTTCTTTCTCCAAGCGGGAGAGAGGTAATTGTTGATTAAACAGCTCTGAAAAATCAACGTCTTGGTCTATTGCCACATTGTCTGGTAGGTTTAATTTTATCTTTGTAGCCATTTCGATCCCCATATCGACACTATTAATAATCCCGACGTTAGTATATTATCTGATCTTCCGCAAGGACGGAGACCGGGACGCCGGTTATTTCTAGCTAGGAATAGATAAAATGTCTGAATACTCTTCAAAAACATTACGGGGTAAGATGAAGGATAAGGCAAAGCGCCTTGCCTCCCCAGGTAATTATTCCAAGGATCAGGAAGTATCAAGCGCCGATTGGTCGCCTGCTGCTCCTATCAATGCAGACGTAAAGACGGGTCTGCGTCCTGTTTCCCCACGAAATTATAAGCGTGGCGGTGCCGTTAAAAGAGCCGAAGGCGGCGCTACTAAAGGCAGCAAATGGACAGACGAATTTATTAACCGCAACGTCAAATCAGCTAACGCAGAGCGCCCAGGCGGCAAAGATCACGTTGGCGCTTTGAAAAAAGGCGGCAAGGTTAAGCGCGCAAGTGGCGGCTTGGCTGAAGAATTATCAAAACCTGTTTCTGATTTAAGAACCCGTCTTTCACGGGAAGATCGCCGCAGAAAAGAGATGGAGCCTGACAGCAAAGGCAGCGGTATGTTAAGCGGGTTGCTGGGTAAAAGGCATGGCGGCAAAATTAAGCGCGCTACTGGTGGCAATGTCCCGTCGGACAAAGAAACGCAAACGGACAAAGCCCGTATCGGCACAGAAAAGATCAAGCCAGTTCGCGCCAAGGCTGAACACTACAAGAAGGGCGGGAAGATTAAACGCGCTTGTGGTGGTTACGATGATGGCGGTCGCCTTCCTTCTCCCGAAGAGGCAATTGGCTCAGAGGTTCGCATGAAGGGCCTTAAGGTTATGCCTTCTCAGTCCGCCAGCAAAGCCGCTATGGTTCCTCCTTCAACGCTGCGCCGTGAAGAGGGCTATGCCGCTGCGGACATGAAAGCAAAGCGTCCAGGTCGTAAAGACGGTGGCGCTAAGTGGATTCAGTCAGCAATTAAAAAGCCCGGTGCTCTTCACAAGCAGCTTGGCGTTCCTGCTGGCGAGAAGATCCCCGCGAAGAAACTTGCTAAAGCCGCCGATAAG